TCTACTAATCCAAGTGGGTATCTAACAAGTATTACTTCAAGCCAAGTAACTACGGCTCTTGGATACACACCATATAATTCTACTAATCCAAGTGGGTATGTAACAGGATCTGGATCAGTTGCTTATGCTACTTCAGCCGGGTCCGCTAGCACATTTACTAGCACATCACAAAACTCACAATTTAATTCAATTGGTGTTGGTACTGCAGCTTCTACATCAACAGGTGATATTCGTGCTACAGCTGATATTACTGCTTATTATTCATCAGATCGTACGCTTAAGGAAAACATTAGTAATATAACTAATGCTATTGATAAAGTAAATAAAATTCGTGGTGTTAACTTTGACTGGACAAATGAATATATCACTGATCATGGCGGAGAAGACGGATACTTTGTTAGAAAACATGATATTGGTGTTATCGCTCAGGAAATTGAAGAAGTACTTCCAGAAGTCGTTGCTACTAGAGATGATGGTATTAAAGCAGTTAAATATGATCGTATAGTACCATTATTGATTGAAGCTATTAAAGAATTATCTTGTGAAGTAGCATATTTAAAATCAAAATTAGGAAACTAATATGACTACTGAATTACAAACTTCAGGTCAAATTTCTATGTCTCAAATTAACAGTTATTTTTCTCTAGGTAATGATTTGAGCCCTTACTGCGGTACAACTTATTGGAGTAGGTATCCCGGAGCTACAGATTTTAATTATGTTTTTAGTGTCCTTCAAGTAACTGGAACGTTTAATTCTAGTAACCTTAAAATGAGTGATTTCTACGGTAAAAGAAAAAATCAAGGTTTTACAATTACTTACCCTCTACTTACGCATAATGGCACTCCTTTTACATGGAGTATAACAAATGCTAATGCATACGAATATATACAGATTTGGGCTCAAATACCCAGTGGTGGTAATTTTCATATTGCGGAATCCGATAATGTATTTATTCAATGCGATTCCAGCGGATCTTATTTTAATTATTTAGGAGATTGGTCCCCCGATACTGGTTCTGCAGACGTTTATTTTAGACGCTTTGATGGCACCACATATCATCTTTCTATATATGTATATTCGTCATAATTAATTAAGGTAAAAAAATGGCAATTCCAAATTCAAGAGATAGTTTCAAACAATATTGTTTACGTAAACTAGGCGCACCTGTTATTGAAATTAACGTAGATGACGATCAAGTAGATGATCGTATTGATGAAGCATTGCTTTATTTTGCTGATTATCATTTTGATGGTACTGAAAAAACTTATTATAAATATAAGATAACTGCTCCTGATATCACAAATCAATATATTACATTACCAGATAATATTATTGGAGCAGTCGATTTATTTCCAATTGGTCAAGGATTAAATACAAACAATCTATTCAATATTCGTTATCAGATTGCTTTGAATGATCTTTACACTTTGACATCTGTTTCGATGGTGCCATATTATATGGCTTTAACTCATGTACAGTTTCTTGAACAAATGTTAGTTGGTCAACAACCTATTCGTTATAATCGTCATGTAAATAAATTTTATATTGATATGGATTGGACAATTATTAATGTTGGTGATTATATTGTTATATCAGCATATCAAGTTGTTGATCCTGATGAATTTACTAGAACGTGGGGCGACCGTTGGTTAGCTCGTTATGCTTCAGCACTTATTAAGCAACAGTGGGGTTCAAATCTTAAAAAGTTTGAAGGTATGAAATTACCAGGTGGCTTAACATTTAATGGTCAAAAAATATATGATGAAGCTACTGAAGAAAGAAGAGAATTAGAACTAGAAATGATTACAAGTTACAGTCTTCCAATTACAGATATGATAGGCTGAGATGGCAACCAATTTTTATTTCAACAATTTTAATGCTTCAGGTGAACAATATTTACTTGAAAATTTAATTATTGAATCAATTAAAATATATGGCGAAGATATATATTATGTTCCTAGAAATTTAGGTAACTTTGATGCCTTATATACTGCTGATGACCAATCATATTATAATCATGCTATTCTAGTTGAAATGTATATTAAATCAGTAGACGGATTTGAAGGCGACGGTAATTTTATGTCTAAATTTGGTCTTGAAATAAAAGACCAGGTTACTTTTTCTATTGCACAAAGAGTCTTTACTGATGAAATTGGACGCCAACATGATTTAGTTAGACCAAGAGAAGGTGATATTATTTTCTTTCCATTAAACAATAAATGTTTTCAAATTACATTTGTTAATAAATTTGAAATGTTTTATCAATTAGGTGGATTACAAACTTGGGAACTTACTTGTGAACTATTTGAATATAGTGACGAATCATTTAACACAGGTATTCCTGAAATTGATGCAATACAAAATCGTTTAAGTACAAATATTTTAGATTATGCTATAACTGATGAAACAGGTTTGTATCTATTAGATGATAATGATAATTATTTAGTAACAGAACATTATGATCTTAATACTATAGTAGGAACTGGTACGAACGATACAATTCAAGAAGCTGCTGGTAATATGTTAGATTGGAGTGTCCATGATCCATTTAGTGAAGGTCATCTATAATGTTTAATCAAACATTTTATTTTCAAACAATAAGAAAATATGTAACACTATTTGGTACGTTATTTAACGAAATAGCTATTACTAGAGAAGACTCTTTAGGTCATTTAACAGCTCTTATTAAAGTACCTGTTACATATGCACCAAAAGAAAAGATGTTAGCTCGTCTACAAGAAGATCCAAATATTGATCGTCCATCAGCAACTGTTACATTACCATATATTTCTTTTGAAATGACAGATGTATCTTATGATAGTTCTAGAAAATTAATTACAACTAATAGAATAGCTGTAAAAGATTCAACTAATCCAAATTCATTTAAATATCAATATAATCCAGTACCATATAATTTTGGTTTTAGATTATACATTTATGTTAAAAATGCTGAGGACGGAACTAAAATTGTAGAACAAATACTTCCTTTCTTTACACCAGATTTTACAGCTCACGTTAATTTAATACCTGAAATGAATGTAAACATGGAAATACCTGTTATTATGAACAGTGTTTCTCAAGACGATACATATGAAGGTAACTTTATTGAACGTCGTGCTATTATATGGACATTAGATTTTACCCTTAAAGGTTATATTTATGGACCAGTTAAAAATAGTGCAATTATTAAATTTGCCAATACAGTTTTTTATGTTCCATCATTTTTTACTGATATAGCAAATGCGCCTACTCAAACACCATTTGCTTTTTATACATCAATAACACCTGGATTAACAGCAAACGGTCAACCAACATCTAATGGACTTTTATCAGTAAGTCCACTTTCAATTAATGTAGATGATGATTTTGGATATGTAATAAAAACAACAGATGGTATGTGATGCAAGATAAAAAAAATGATCCAATAAGTAATGCTCTTGGTTTGTCACCATTAGTAATTAACGATTCAGTAAAAGCTATAGCAATAAAAGCACATGATGATAGTGCTAAAAATGATTTTGAAATGGCTCGTTCTAATATACATGAAGTTATTCAAAATGGGACATTTGCTATTGAAAAATTAGCTCAAATAGCAGACTCAAGTCAGCATCCTAGAGCATTTGAAGTATTAGCTAAGTTAATGGATACGATGCTACAAGCTAACAAAGATTTAATGGAGTTACAAAAAAATATTCGCGAAATTGATGCGAAAGATACTCCAATAAACGATCAAGCTAAATCAGTAACAAATAATCTTTTCGTTGGCTCAACTGCTGACCTTCAGAAAGCAATTGAAGGTATGAAAAATGGCTCAGCCTCCTAAAGGATATAATGGTAATACACTTTTAAAACGTTCCAATCAAGTAATTGAATGGACGCCTGATCTTGTTGAAGAATATATAAAGTGTTCTAAAGATCCAATTTATTTTACTGAAACATATATGAAAATTATTAATATCGATAAGGGATTAGTAAGTTTCAAATTATATGACTATCAGAAAGAAATGATTAATTCTTTCGCAGATCATCGTTTTAATGTTGTTGCTACTGCACGACAAGCTGGTAAATCAACTGTAACTTGTGCTTTTATTCTTTGGTATACTATATTTCATCCAGAAAAAACAGTTGCTTTACTTGCTAATAAAGGCGAAACTGCACGTGAAATTCTACAACGTATTCAGTTATCATATCAGTATTTGCCTAATTGGTTACAACAGGGCATTAAAGAATTTAGAGCTGGAGCTATTGTATTTGAAAATAATTCTCGTGTTATCGCAGCTGCTACATCATCAGATGCCATTCGTGGTTATTCTATAAACCTATTATTCATTGACGAAGCAGCATTTATTGAGAACTGGGATACATTTTTTACTTCTGTTTATCCTACTATTTCGTCTGGTAAAGAATCAAAAATTATTCTTGTGTCTACACCAAATGGTATGAATCATTTTTATGCTATTTGGCAAAACGCTATAGAAAAACGAAATAATTATAATCCTATAAAAGTATCGTATGAGCGTGTTCCAGGTCGTGATCAAAAATGGCGTGAAGAAACTTTATCTTCAATGAACTTTAACATTGAAAAATTTGAACAGGAATATTGTGTTGAGTTTATGGGTAGCTCTGGCACTTTAATTGCTGGTTGGAAATTAAAAGAACTTGTACATATAACTCCAATTATTTTTAAAGAAGGTTTAAGTCAATATAATATTCCTGAAGAAAAACATTCATATGTTATAGTATGTGACGTATCAAGAGGTAAAGGATTAGATTATTCTGCATTCTCTGTTATGGATGTTACTGTTATGCCATATAAACAAGTATGTGTGTATCGTAATAATATGATAGCACCAATAGATTATGCTAGTGTTATTTTTAGAATAGCTAAATCATATAATAATGCTTCTGTACTTGTTGAAATTAATGATATAGGTGAACAAGTTAGTCACTCATTACATTATGATTTTGAATATGATAATGTGTTGTTTACAGAAAATGCTGGTAGAGCAGGTAAACGTATTAGCACTGGTTTTGGTAATGGTAATAGCACAGATAAAGGTATTAGAACAACAAAACCAGTTAAAGCTACTGGTTGTGCTATTCTTAAATTATTAATTGAGCAAAATCAATTAATAATAAATGATTTTCATACTATTGAAGAATTATCTACATTCTCTCGTAAAAATCAAAGTTACGAAGCAGAAAATGGTAAACATGATGATATGGTTATGCCATTAGTATTGTTTGCTTGGCTTTCTGATCAACAATATTTCAAAGAATACACGGATATAAATACATTAAGTAAACTTCGAGAAAAAACTGATGATGATATAGTAAATGATTTGTCTCCTTTTGGATTTGTAGACGATGGCAGAGGTGATTCATATTCCGAATATGATATATCTCGTAATGATAATTGGATGTTTGGAGAATTTGGAGTTGAAAATGAAAAATTATAAATATTCTAGAATTTAAAATTATTTTTTCCATGGAAGGAGAATCCAAATGCCATTCCAAGTTAGTCCAGGTATTAATGTAACAGAAATTGATTTGACAACGATTGTACCAGCAGTATCAAGCACTGATGGTGCTATTGCTGGTCTTTATAATTGGGGTCCAGTTAACGAACGTATTTTAATTGATTCAGAACAAGCTCTTTTAACTCGTTTCGGTAAACCATCTAATTTAAATGCTGAAACTTGGTTCACAGGTTCTAGTTTCTTGTCATACGGCAATCATCTATATGTTGTTCGTGCTGCTGACATTGATACAGTTTCTGCTCAAGCAATTACTCCAGGCGGTGCATTACATGCAAATAGTGAAAACACTGCTTTAAATAAACATGATTATGAAGCTAAAGAAGGAACATTTGGTACAGATATCCTTTATATGGCTAAGTATCCTGGTTCTTTTGGTAACTCATTACGTGTTTCTGTTTGTGATACAGCACAAGGTTATCACAATAAAGAACTTTTAAAGACAGATGCTTCATCTAATACTACTGGTTATTTTCAACTATATGTTGGAAGTAATACAGGTACACTTATTGTAAGTAACACTGCAACTGGAACAATAATTGAAGCAAATACAGCAGCTAGCCAAGTTCTTGGATCAGTATCAATTAGCGATTTAGTTGTTGTTGGTAACGCTACTATCGGAACTCAATATCTTAAAGTTACTGCTGTTGATAGTTCTTTAACTTCTAATAGTACAGCACGTTATTTTAATATTCACTTTGAAGATAAATTAGCTCTTCATACAGACGTGGATGAAAATACAACTGATGGCGCTAATAATATATATTTTGAACGTAATTGGCAATATTTCAACCTTGTTGATAAGGCTCCAGGTACTTCAGCATATGTACAACAGTTTGGTAACACAGCAGCTGTTGATGAGCTCCATGTAGTAGTTATTGATGAAGGTGGCAAGTTTACAGGTTCTCCTGGAACTATTCTTGAAACATATAAATCACTTTCACGTGCTACAGATGGTAAGACTGTAGATGGTGGTACTAACTATTATAAGAATATCATTAATGACCAATCACAATTTATCTGGTATATTAATGATCGTGACGTAGCAACACAATCAAACACAGCAATGCTTATTACATCTGGTTCTAATACAGCTATTTTAGACATTCAGATGCAAGGCGGAACTGAAATGGCTGATGAAACAAATGTTTCAATAGCAACTATTGCTACTGGTTATGATTATTTTGTTTCAGCAGAAGATGTTGATGTATCACTTATTTTAACTGGTAAGTCAATTGGTGCTGGTGCATATAATACACAACTTTCAAATTATATTGTCGATAATATCGTAGAAGTAAGAAAAGATTGTGTGGCATTTATTTCACCTAATAAGGATTCTGTTGTTAACAATGTTGGTTATGAAGCAGATAGTATTGTAGGATTTAGAAACGATTCTCGTGATACATCTTATGCAGTATTAGATTCTGGATACAAAAAGATGTATGATCGTTATAACGACATTTATCGTTGGATTCCACTTAACGGTGATATTGCAGGTCTTTGTGTAAGAACAGATACTACAAATGATCCATGGTGGTCACCAGCTGGTTTCAATCGTGGTCAAATTAAGAATTTAGTACAACTTGCTTATAATCCACGTAAGGCTGATAGAGATACTCTTTATAAGAATGGCATCAACCCAGTTGTTACATTCCCAGGTCAAGGCACAGTATTATTTGGTGATAAAACTATGCAGTCTAAGCCATCAGCATTCGATCGTATTAACGTTCGCAGATTGTTTATTGTTCTTGAAAAAGCAATTTCAACAGCTGCTAAGTTTACACTATTCGAATTTAATGATGCGTTTACACGTTCACAATTCCGTAACCTAATTACACCATATCTACGTGATGTAAAAGGTCGTCGTGGTGTAACAGACTTCCTTGTTGTTTGTGATGAAACAAATAATACTGGAGAAATTATTGACCGTAACGAATTTGTTGGTGACATTTACATTAAGCCAGCTCGTTCTATCAACTTTATCCAACTTAATTTTGTTGCTGTACGTACAGGCGTTCAGTTTGCTGAAGTAGTTGGCCAGTTCTAATAAATAGAATGAGAATCAGAGGAGTACTCAAAAATGGCATTTAATGTTAACGATTTTATTTCACGTGGTCTAGAGTACGGTGGCGCTCGTCCATCGCTCTTTGAAGTAAGATTATATCCACCAGGCGCAGTTCAGCTTGATGCATCTAGCGTACAGAAGTTTTCTTTCATGTGCCAAGCTGCTAATCTACCACCAGCAACAATGTCTTCGATCGATGTTCCATACTTCGGTCGTAAGATTAAAGTTGCAGGAGAACGTACATTCCAAGATTGGTCACTAACAATCATGAACGATGAAGATTTTACAGTTCGTTCATTATTTGAAAAGTGGTCAAATTCGCTTAACTCTTTAGAATCAAATCTACGTAAATCAGGACTTGATACTGAAAACTATAAGGCAGATTTAGATGTTATCCAGTATGCTAAGGACGGAGAAGTTATTCGTTCTTATACAATTATTGGTGCATTCCCAACTGACGTTTCAGGTATTGAAGTTAATTGGTCATCAACAGGAGCAGTTCAGACATTTACTACTTCTCTTGCTTATGATTATTGGATTCCTCAGACAGAAACTTCTTCTAAGGGCAATTCCAATCAGTACGCTGGTTCGATTTAATTTAAATATTGAGTTTTTAGATTATGTGCCTCTGATATTATTTGGGAGAGGCATTAATGCCTCTCTCTTTTTTAGGAGTTTTTGATGGAATTATTTGGTTTTGAGTTTAAAAGAAAAATACCTACAGATGTACAACCATCGTTCGCGCCAAAAGATACGGACGACGGTGCATTAGTTGTTGCTGCTGGTGGTTCTTTTGGCACTTATGTGGATCTTGACGGTACAGTAAGAACAGAAGCTGAGTTAGTTACTAAATATCGTGAAATGGCATTGCAGCCAGAAACAGATGCTGCTGTTGACGAAATTGTTAATGAAACAATGGCTATTGACGAAAAAGAAATAGTTAAAATTGATTTAGATCAATTAGAAATATCAGACAAAATAAAGAAAGCAATTAGAGAAGAATTTAATAATTGCTTAAATATTTTAGATTTTAATAAACACGCCTATGAAATTTATCGTCGTTGGTATGTTGATGGACGTTTATATTATCATATTATTATAGATCCATTAGATCCAAAAGCTGGTGTCAAAGAAGTTAGATATATTGATCCACGCAAAATTCGTAAAGTTAGAGAAGTAATTAAGAAGCGTGTACGTGGTGGTGAAACAAACGACTCAGTTATAACTAAAACACAAAATGAATATTTTATCTATAACGATAAAGGTTTTAGTTATGGTAATAAATCAGTAGGACCTACCACAACTGGTTTAAAGATTGCTAAAGATTCTATTCTTCATGTTACATCTGGTTTGACAGATACAAATGGAACTATGGTACTTGGTTATCTTCATAAAGCAATTAAAGCATTAAACCAGCTTCGTACATTAGAAGATTCATTAGTAATTTATCGTCTTGCTCGTGCTCCTGAACGTCGTATTTGGTATATTGATGTTGGTAATCTTCCTAAGATGAAAGCAGAACAATATGTTCGCGATATTATGGTCAAGCATAAAAATCGGTTAATTTACGATGCTGAATCTGGGCAAGTTCGTGATGACCGTAAGTTTATGACTATGTTAGAAGACTATTGGCTTCCTCGTCGTGAAGGTGGTAAAGGTACAGAAGTTACTACTCTTCCTGGTGGTCAAACACTTGGTCAAATGGATGATGTTCTTTACTTTCAGAAAAAGTTTTATCAAACATTAAACGTACCTGTTAATAGACTTAACTCAGATGCGTTATTTTCATTAGGACGTGCTACAGAAGTTACTCGTGATGAATTAAAGTTTGCTCGTTTTATTTCTCGTCTTCGTGCTAAATTTGCTCAATTATTTGTTAATTTGCTCGAAAAACAAGTTGTATTAAAGCAAATTATGACTATTGAAGATTGGAATAATATTGCACCTGATGTTAAATTTGATTTTAGTAAAGACAATTATTTTACAGAACTTAAAGATGGTGAAATTATTGATAACCGTGTTAATCTTGCCCGTAACATGCAAGATATGATTGGTAAATATTATTCACAGGAATGGCTTCGTAAAAATATTCTTCAGCAGTCAGATGATGATATTGAAGAAATGGATGAACAAATTGCAGAAGAATCAAATTCAAATGATCCACGTTGGCTTAATACTAGTTTAATGAATAATGAAATGATGGCTCAACAAATGAATGGAGCACCGCCCGAAGGACCTGAAGGCGATACAAATCAAAATGCTTTAGCTAGTGATGAAGATACTGATGCTGATCCAGAACATGATAAAGATGTTAGAAAGATGCAATCAGCAAAAGCAACAGTTGATTTACTTTCTAAAAAGAAAAACAGGACCCTTAGTGATGAAGCTAAACTTAAATCTGCTAGTCAAATACTAGCTAAAAATAAATAATTGGAGATAACAAATGGATAATGAACTTTCAGTGTCAGATTTAATTTCACAATCATATAACCAACAACCTATTGAATTTCAAAATACATTTAATTCTATTATGAATAGTAAAATTGCTGCAGCCGTAAATAGTAAGAAGTTAGAAGTTGCACAAGGAATGTTTAGTGATCAACCACCTAGTGAAGATTACGAATCAGATTTAGACCAAGAGGATAATCAAGATGTCGAAGCTGCTTAAAGATATTTTAAAACAAGCCCATGATACAATTAAGGGCGTAAGGCATTCTACTACTGAACCAGTTTCAACTGGTAAAGATCCAGGCGTTGATTATAAGCCTAAGGCAGGTGATGAAGATAATTTCATTGCCAAACATTCTGTACAGAAATGGGATGAGCCAACTGGTAATATAGACCCATCAACTGGTGTTAAGTATTCGCTTGATACCCCACAAAATTCTCGTATGGGTAATAACCAAGCTAAATCAAAAGCTACTAATGAAGAAGTTATTAATGAACTTTCTCCAGCTACAAAATCTGATTATCGTGTTAAAGCAGGTGATGAAGCAAAACGTCTCAGAACAAGAATAGGCATCATGAATAAAGTTAAAAGTGATGACGATGTTGTTAAATCTGCTGCTGATAATGTCAAGAAAGATATGAAAAGAAAACTAAACAACAGAGTTGATGGTATTTTGAGATCAACAAGATCAGAAGAAACTGATCCTGGATTTTCTAAATTGAAAGACGAATTAAACGAACTATCAACTGATCTTCTACATCGTGCAGCTCATAAGGCAGCTAAAGTTGCTATGACTGATGTTCAGGGTCGTTCTGGTCCTATCTTTAAGAAACGTGCAGCTCAGGCTAACAAGTTTCGTGCTAAGGGTATGGAACAGGAAAAGAAAGAAAGAGCTATGAAAGAAGAAACTCTTGACGAAGTAGTTATTAATAGACAAATGACTCCAAAAGAAAAAGCTGCTAAGGCTGCTTATATTAAAAAACATTCAGCAAAATTAGCAGCTCATGATACTGGCACTTCTACACCTAAAAAATCATTTAAAGACGTAAATACTGAACGTGGTGATTATACTCATCAACCAAGTAAAATGGGATTAAGACACGCTATAGGTGCTGGGTATTATAAAGCAGAAGAAACTATTCATGAAGTACTAACTAAGTCAACAACTGCTGGCGAAACTATTCATGACTTTGTTCATTCAAAAGATCCTAAGTTTGCTGGTAAGTCAAAAGAAAAACGTAAGGAAATGGCACTCGCTGCTTATTACGCAAAACAGCGTAATGAAGAAGTTAAAGAAGCTTATGCTGTACAGCCACTTCTTGGTTCAGTAACTGGTTCTTCTGATATTGCTAAATATAAGACAGATGACACTCAGGATGAAATTGATATGGTTCGCACTGAGTTGAAAGCTATTGCAAACAAAACAATGCATATGCTTTCGAACATGCCAGCTGATCATCATATTGAGCCTTGGGTTCAGTCAAAGATCGCAGCAGCAAAAGAAATGATTGGTTCTGTTCATGATTATATGATGTATAGCGATCATGAAGAAGATGAACAGATGGACACACCTATTACACTTCCAAATATGTCTGTAGACGTTAACACAGGACAAAACGTATGAGCCAGGTAATTAAACCACTAGCAAATACTTTTAACGTTGATTCCGCCGCAAATAGTTGCGGTGGTGCTACTCTCGTAAAAGTTATTAATACTAGTACTGCTGCCACATTAGTTTTTAAATATGCAAACAATGTTCAGTACGCCGACCTTGCAGTTGCAGCAAACGAAAGTGTAATAGTTCAGAAAGCTAATACCGATTTAATTATTGGCACTGCTATGTTAGCAAGCCCTATAGCTTGGCCAAAAGGATAAACCAATGAAACTCATCACTGAACTTTTTGAAGACGTTCAATATATCTCAGAAGCTACAGAAAGCGGTGAGAAGCAGCATTTCATTGAAGGCGTTTTTCTACAGGCTAATAAGAAAAATCGTAATGGTCGTATTTACCCATTAAACATTATGGAAACAGAAGTTAATCGTTATATGACTGACGTTGTCCATAAGAATAGAGCATATGGTGAACTTGGCCATCCTCAAGGTCCATCTATTAATCTTGATCGTGTGTCACATATGATTACTTCGCTTCATCGCGATGGTGATAACTTTATTGGTAAGGCTAAACTTACTGAAACCCCAATGGGTAACATTGCTAAAGGTTTATTAAAGTCAGGCGCCAATCTTGGAGTATCTTCTCGTGGTATGGGAACACTTACACCAGATAAAAATGGCGCAATGGTTGTTGGTCCTGACTTTCATTTAGCAACAGCGGCTGATATTGTTGCAGATCCTTCTGCTCCAGACGCTTTTGTTAAAGGTATTATGGAAGGTGTTGAATGGCTTTATGACCCCGTTAAAGATACATGGTATGAAGAAAAGCTTGATAATATGAAAAAGGCTATTCATAAGATGACTATTAATCAAATTGAAGAACAGAAGATAGAAATATTTGAGGGGTATCTCAAGTCTTTAGCACTAAAAATTTAAGAAGTATAAATATATTTAAAATTCCAGTAGGGAGAATTATTAAATGACAGATAAAGTAGAAAACATTGAAGCAATTGAAGAAGGCACAATGGCAGCCGATTCTCTTCATCCAGCTTCTAAGTCAATATCAGATCCAAAGTCACGTATCGAAATGATGACCGCTGTTCTTCATGGTATGGATTCCATGCCAAAGAAGGATTTTGTTAAGTGGTTCGAACAGCAGCAAGCTGTATTTGGTCCAGGTAAGGACTATGGTGTTGGTGATAAGCATGCACAGAATCAATCTTCAATTGATATGAAGAGTGGTTCAGGTCCAAAGACACGTGACGCTATGCCAAAGCTTTCTGTTAAAGAAGATGTTGAAGAAATGTTTTCTGGTTCAGATTTGTCAGAAGACTTTAAGGAAAAAGCAACTACTATTTTTGAAGCTGCTGTTTCCGCTCGTATTATTACAGAAACTGCTCGTCTAGAAGAAGAATTTGATTCACAACTAACAGAAGCAGTTACTGAAATCCATGAAGAATTATCATCAAAGGTTGATGCATATCTTGAATATGTTGTTGAAAACTGGATGACAGAAAATGAAGTAGCTATTGAATCTACATTACGTAATGAGATTATGGAAGAATTTATCAATGGTCTTAAGGGTCTATTTTCTGAACATTATATTGATGTACCAGAAGAAAAAATTGATATAATTGAAACCCTTGCTTCAAAAGTTGATGAATTGGAAGCATTGCTTGATGAACAAATTAACGAAAATGTAGAAATTAAGCGTTCTCTAATTGAAGCTGAAAAGAAAGAAGTAATTGAATCATTCCTAAACAATTTAGCCTTATCACAACAAGAAAAATTTAAGGCTTTAACTGAGGGTGTTGAATTCGATGGTGATCTAGAAACTTACACACGTAAGTTAGAGATCATTAAAGAAGCTTATTTTACAGAGAAAAAAGTTTTTACTTCAACTAATATTGAAGAAGAAACTTTTGAAGGCGAAACATCTGCTAATGTTGTAAACGTTGACCCTTCTGTAAATAGATATGTACAAGCTATTTCTAGAACTACTAAAAACTAAGAATATATAAATAAAATATAACAAAAGTTAGACAAAGGAGACTAAAATGTATCTAGCTGAGGAAATCCAAAAGAAGTGGGCACCAGTGCTCGACCACGATGCTCTTGGTAGCATTAAGGACCAACATCGCCGTTCTGTAACTGCCATTATGCTCGAAAATACCGAGAAGGCACTTATGGAATCAGGTGCTCATGGTCAGTATCAGACTATCACCGAAACACTAGGCTCTTATCAGTCTGCAGTACCTGCAAACTATATGGGTGGTTCATCTTCAACTTCTGGAACAGGTGGCATTGACACTTTCGATCCAGTATTGATTTCACTTGTACGTCGTGCAATGCCAAATCTTATTGCCTATGACATCTGCGGCGTTCAGCCAATGACTGGTCCAACTGGCCTTATTTTTGCAATGCGTTCTAAGTACAACGATCAATCAAACGGTAGCATGGGTGCCAATGGCGTCCAGTCAAACGAAACCTTCTATAACGAAGTAAACACTGCGTTCTCTTCTGTTACTGGTGGTGGAAACACTCTTGGTGATAACTTTACTGGCACTATTCCAGGTGATACTGGTACTAGTCCATTAACATCACTTGCTAACTATAATACTGGTGGTGGTATGTCAACTGCTCAGGCAGAAGCACTTGGCACTTATGGTAACACTGATTTTGCTCAGATGGCTTTCAGCATCGAGAAGGTAACTGTTACTGCTAAGTCACGTGCTCTAAAGGCAGAATACTCAATGGAACTTGCACAGGACCTTAAGGCAATTCATGGTCTTGATGCAGAAACTGAACTTTCCAATATTCTTTCAGCAGAAATTCTTGCTGAAATCAACCGTGAAGTTGTTCGTGAAATCAACATCACTGCTGTAGTTGGTGCTCAGGACAATACAACTACTAATGGTGTCTTCGATCTTGACACTGACTCAAACGGTCGTTGGTCAGTTGAAAAGTTCAAGGGTCTTATGTTCCAGCTTGAAAGAGAAGCTAACCAGATCGCCAAGCAGACACGTCGTGGTAAGGGTAACATTGTTATTTGTTCTTCAGACGTTGCGTCTGCTCTACAGATGGCTGGTGTTCTTGACTACACTCCTGCTCTTAACAGCAACAACCTACAGGTAGACGATACTGGTAATACTTTTGCTGGTATCCTAAACGGTCGCTTCCGTGTTTACATTGACCCATATGCTCTTGGTGGTAATTATATCACTGTTGGTTATAAGGGTTCGTCAGCATTTGATGCCGGCTTGTTTTATTGCCCATACGTTCCTCTACAGATGGTACGTGCAGTTGATCCATCAAGCTTCCAGCCAAAGATTGGTTTTAAGACACGTTACGGAATGGTAGCCAATCCATTTGCTGAAGGTCTTAACAAGGGTTATGGTGTTCTTGGACTTTCAACTAATAAGTACTATCGTCGCGTTATTGTTAACAACCTAATGTAAAATATATATTTTTATAGTCAACTTAAAGACTATAAACGAGATAAATACTCCCGAGGGCAACTTCGGGAGTATTTTTATGTCTAAAGAAAAGTATGGATTTGTCTATCTCTGGTTAGATAGAAAGCACAAACGCTATTATGTAGGATGTCACTGGGGATCTATAGATGATGGATATGTCTGTTCATCTCCCTGGATGATACAGGCATATAGAATTAGACCTCAAGATTTTAAGAGAAGAATCTTGAAAACTAACATTCTATCTAGACCTGAACTTTACGAAGAAGAGCAAAGATGGCTTGATCTTATTAAACCAAATGAGATAAAGCCACACAACGACAAGCCAAGATACTATAATCTTCAAATAAGAAACAATAATACTTGGCACAAGTATGATGAACATATCAAGACAGTTGGTCAAAAGATCTCAGCTTCTAAGAAGGGTAAGAAGACCGGTCCTAGACCAGAAGTCGGACCAGCTATATCTGAAGCTAAGAAAGGTAAACCACTGACCGAAGAACACAAGACCGCCCTCAGGGGCATCAAGAAGCCAGCTCGCACTGAAGAATGGAAACGACAGAACTCAGAAAAGTTTAAGCAGCTATGGTCAGATCCAGAGTTCAAAGCCAAACAGACTGAAGCCAGAAAAGTAGCTTGGATTAAAAGACGACAAAAGATAAATAGTAATGAACTTGCTCATTGAAGGCAAGAATGCTACAAGACGGTTTTAAACCGCAAACTAATGGGGTCTTCGGATCCCCTTTTTTATTGACTAATACTAAATATGAAGTTATAATCATCTTGTGAGAATGATAAATATAATTAGAATGGAGAAAGAATATGTCAGCTGTAGATAGTACACCTACTAATAAGAACTTTTTAAGTCCGTTAAACTTTACTTTCGTATTGAAAAGATCACCTTATTTAAATTTCTTTGTACAAAGTATTAACATACCTAGTTTATCTTTAGGATCATTTATGGGTCCATCTCCATTACTTAATATTCCATATTCTGGCGATCATATTGAATATAGTAATTTGCAAGTACAATTTAAAATTGATGAAAATTTTCAAAACTATATGGAAATTTTTAATTGGATTAAAGGTTTAGGATATCCTGAAAATCAAACAGAATATCAATATCTTTCTAAACAACCAAAAACTACTGGTGCTGGATTAAAATCTGAAATATCTTTAATTATTAGTGATGCTATTAAAAATCCAAATTATGAAATTGTATTTACTGATTGTTTTCCAATAGACTTATCAGAGATAAATTTTCAAACAACTGATGATAGTGTAAACTATGTTTCTGCTGTTGTCACGTTTAAATATACTTATTTTAATATTATGAAACTTTAATTTGACTTTTAAATAAAAATATAGTATATTATGATATTAAATGGTGAGGATATTATGAAGTTAGATGAGATATTTGAGCAATGGCAGATAGATAGTGATATTGATAAAACAGAACTTGGCGACGAATCTTTAAAGATACCAAAACTACATCATAAATATTTTCAGGTTTATACTTCAGAAAAACTTTTACTTAGAAAATATGAAGCTGAAATGAAACAACTTAAACTTGAAAAATATGAATTTTATACACAAGGTCCTTCTAAAGAAACTATGGATAGAGGATGGGTACTACCAGCTCGAGGAATGATATTAAAACAAGAAATGCCTATGTATATGGATGGAGATAGAGAAATTATTTCTTTATCTTTAAAGATCGGAATGCAACAAGAAAAAGTTGAATTGCTAGAATCAATTATTAAAAGTCTTACTAATCGTGGTTTTCAAATTAAAGCAGCTATTGAGTGGACTAAATTTACAATGGGAGCATAATGGCAGAAATAATTGAAGTTGAAAGACTAGACGAAACATATAATAAAATTACCTGTGACCCTAGTATTGGATTCGAATTAAACGAATACTTTACATTTGAAGTACCAGGTGCTAAATTTATGCCAGCTGTACGCAATAAAGTGTGGGACGGTAAAATTCGTCTATACAATGTTATGTCTTGTCTGCTTTATGCTGGATTAAATAAGTATATTGAAGAATTTGCTAATGCAAGAAACTATGTTGTAATATACAAATCAGATTTTTCAGCTGATGAATTTTCGCTTAAAGAAGCTAATGATTTTATCGAAACATTAAATATACCAACAAAATTTGAACGTAGAGATTATCAAATACAAGCTTTTACATATGCTGTTCGTAATCGTAGAGCAATTATGCTTTCGCCAACAGCATCAGGAAAATCATTTATTATCTATCTATTAACGAGGTATTATAATGCACGGACTCTTATTATTGTGCCAACTACTTCTTTGGTTAGTCAATTGGCCAGTGATTTTAGTGACTACGGTTTTCTTTCTGATCAGTTCGTTCATCGAATCTATGCTGGACAAGATAAGCAAACAGATAAGCCAATTACCATCTCAACCTGGCAATCGATATATAAGCTTCCTAAAGAATATTTCAAGCAGTTTGAACTTGTAATTGGAGATGAGGCGCATCTTTTCAAGGCTAAATCCCTTACTTCTATTATGTCTAAGCTCAATGTTTGCAGGTACCGTTTTGGGTTTACTGGTACACTCGACGGTACTCAAACTAATAAACTTGTTCTAGAAGGTTTGTTTGGACCTGTAAGACGAGTAATTACTACTGCTGAACTAATTGATCAACAACATTTAACTAAATTTGAAATTAAAGCTATAATATTAAAATATCCTGATAATATCAGACAACAACTTAAAACTACAGATTATCAAGCTGAATTAGATTTTCTAGTTCGTAATGATGCACGTAATAAATTTATTATGAACCTTACGCTATCGCTTAAGGGAAATACTCTGTTGTTATTTCAATTTGTAGAAAAACATGGTAAAATATTATATGATATGATAAAAGATTGTGGACGATCAGTTTTCTTTGTCCATGGTGGAGTTGATGGAGAAGATCGTGAACGTATTCGTAAATTACTTGAAACAGAACAAGACGCTATTGTTATTGCTAGCGTGGGAACTTTCTCCACAGGTGTTAACATTCCTAGTCTGCGTAACATTATATCAGCTAGTCCTTCAAAATCCAAGATTCGAAATCTACAATCAATTGGTCGTGTACTACGCAAATCAGCTGGTAAAGATGGCGCAACTCTTTATGACATCGCTGACGACTTAACTTGGAAAACTAGAAAAAACTTTACACTATTACATTTCATGGCAAGAATAGCAATTTACAATGAAGAGAAATTTGATTATAAAATTTATCCAGTTAACATAAAGGCATAAAATGGTAAGAGTAAAAAAGCATTATGTAAATAATAAAACTTTATATGAAGAAATGGTAAAATTTAAAGATAAAACTAATAATGCTATCGAAAATAATAAAACATTACCACAAATTCCTAATTATATTGGTCAATGTTTTTTAATGATATGCAATAAATTATCTACTAAACCAAATTTTATGAATTATTCATATAGAGATGAAATGGTTGCAGATGCAATAGAAAATTGTGTATCAGCTGCTCATAGTTTTGATCCTTCAAAATCATCTAATCCATTTGCTTATTTTACTCAGATTGCATGGAATGCTTTTATTAGACGTATTGCTAAAGAAAAAAAACAAGCATATGTAAAACATAAGAATTTTGAATATAGTAATTTAATGGTAGAGTTATCAAATGAAAATAATATGATTGACATTTCATATCATAACGAGTATTCTGATGATGTAATTCGAAACTTTGAAGAAAAATTAGTGAAAAATGCCAAAAAGAATAAAATTGGTGTTGAAAAATTTGTAGAGGAAGAAATTAATGAAGAATTTGCACCTAGTACCAGTTAATATTATTGATTTAGTTGATAAACTAAATGATCCTACAATTCGTGAGAATGAGCGTAATAATTATGTGTTTCGGTTGGAAGCTATCCGAGAATATACTAATGTTTGTCTGAATACTTATTCGAGGGATAAGAATTCATTTTCACATAATCGAAAGAAGTCTACAAGATGAAAATTTGTCTTTTGACTGATACACATTGGGGTGTTCGCAATGATAACGTTGCATTCATGGACAACAGTAAGAGGTTTCTAGACGATGTGTTTTTCCCCTACCTCGATAAGCATGGTATTGTAACAGTCTGTCATCTGGGAGACTTGGTTGATCGGCGTAAGTACATTAATTATAATACTGCTCTCCGCCTTCGGGAAGATTTTCTCAATCCGTTATTTGGAAGAGATATCGTTCTACACATTATTGCTGGCAATCATGACACTTATTTTAAGAACACTAATCGAGTCAATGCACTTCGCGAACTAGTTGACGATAGATACTCTGAACATTTTAAAATCTACGATCAGATTCCACGCGAGGTGAAGTTTGACAACCTAACTGTACTCATGTTACCATGGATATGTGATGAGAATAGACAAATATGCTTGGATAGAATTAAAAGTACTCCTGCTCAAATTGTGTTTGGGCATCTTGAACTTGCTGGCTTCGAGATGTACAAGGGTTCTATGGTCAGTCATGGTGACGATCGTGGGGTGTTCTCTCGCTTTGATATGGTTCTTAGTGGTCACTATCACCATCGTTCCTCTGACGGCTCTATCTATTATCTGGGAAGCCACGCGGAATTTACGTGGTCGGATTATAACGATCCTAAAGGTTTTCACATCTTGGATACAGAAACACGTGAGTTGACTTTTGTTCCAAATCCTTATATAATGTTTGATAAAGTTTGGTATGATGATGTAACTCCTGGACATGAACCAGAAGGTATTAATCTTAGTTTGTTAAAAGGTAAAATCATTAAGGTCATCGTTAAGCAGAAAAATGATCCTTATAAGTTTGATAGGTTTATTGAAGAGCTCGAAAAAGTTGGTGTATTAAGTATGCAAGTAGTTGATGATCATCTTAATCTTGGAACTATAGAAGACGAAAATATAGTTAATGAAGCAGAGTCTACTATTGATATTTTTAAAAAATATTTAGATATGATTAACTCCCCTAATCTCGATAAAAACAAACTTGAAAAAACAATCGTTGATCTCTATCAGGAAGCATTGACTATAGAATGATTTACTTTAAAGTTCTTCGTTGGCGTAATTTTCTCAGTACTGGAAACATCAATACTGAGATTGAACTTAACAAATCAACAAACACACTTATTGTTGGCGAGAATGGTGCTGGTAAATCTACCATTCTCGACGCTTTAACGTTTGTATTGTTTGGTAAACCTTTTAGAAAGATTAATAAACCACAACTACTTAATTCAATAACTAAGAAAGAATTGGTTGTTGAAATAGAATTTGATATTAGCGGCAATCGTTATAAGATTGTTCGTGGTATGAAACCTAATATTTTTGAAGTTTATCAAAACGATAATTTACTTAATCAGTCTGCAGAAATGAAAGATTATCAAGAAATACTTGAGAAGCAAATTCTTAAATTAAACTTTAAGTCTTTCTGTCAAGTAGTTGTTCTTGGTAGTGCTTCATTTGTTCCATTTATGCAATTGCCTGCAGCACAACGTCGCGAAGTAATTGAAGATTTACTTGATCTACAAATATTTACTACAATGAATTTACTTCTTAAAGATAAAGTACAAACAAACAATGAAGAGCTTGCTAGTATTGCTAGTGATCAAAAAGTTGTTATGGAAAAAATTCGAATCATCAAAAATCATCTCCAAGAAAAACAAAATAATAATGAAAAGTTAGTTGCTGAGAAAATTTCTTTAATTGATGATACAAATTATAAAATTAAAAAGCTTATACAACAGTATTCAAATTATGATTCAGCTATTAATTCTATGAAAGAAAAGATGGTTGAAGAAAAATCAATCGCTAAACATTTGCAAAGAGTATCACAGTTTCGACATAAGATAGAAGCAACAGTTGCTATTATTAATAGTGATCTAAAATTTTTTAATGAGCATAAAGATTGTCCTACATGTTCTCAGGCAATTGATGAAAGTTTTCGAGATAAAGTTGTTTTGGAGAAATCAACACAGCTTCAAAATTCTAATGGAAAACTTGAACTACTTGCGAAAGAATATGATGATGCTAATGCTAAATTGAATGAATTAATCGAAGTTCAATCAAATATCAATACAAAGCAAATGGAACAATTTAGAGTCAAGAGTAATATTGATTCGTTGACCAAGTATCTAGAACAACTTGAAAAAGAAATTAAAAATATCAACGCTGTTCATGAGGCGGACGAAGAAGATAAGATGTCTGAATTAGAAATTGAATTGAATTCAGTAGCTGCAAGATATAATGATGCTATGGATCAAAAACAAATATATGTAGCTGCTTCTATAATGTTAAAAGACAGTGGAATTAAAGCTAGGATTATTAAACAATATGTACCAGTTATCAATAAGCTTATTGGGAAGTACCTTAGCGCTATGGACTTTTTTGTTCAATTTGAGTTGGATGAAGAATTTAATGAAACTATCAAATCAAGATTCCGTGATGACTTTAGTTACGCATCTTTCTCAGAGGGGGAAAAGATGCGAATTAATCTTGCTATACTTTTCACTTGGCGTGCTGTTGCAAAATTGCGTAATTCTGTCAGTACTAACCTTCTCATTCTTGATGAGATAATGGATAGTTCATTGGATTCGAATGGAACTGAAGAATTTTTAAAAATTATAAAAGAGTTGACTTCTGATACTAATACCTTTATTATTAGTCATAAAGGTGATCAACTATTTGATAAATTTTCAAATATTCTTAAATTTGAAAAATATAAAAATTTCTCTAGAGTAGCATAATGTGGAAACTTTGGTCAAAAGCACTTGGTGAAAAAGCAAGCGATGATAACAAGGAAGCAGACAAGGTTGCTATCATTAGATCAGCTATTGTAATGTGTTATATTATAACTAATATGTTTATCGTAGCAGGAGTTATACGACATTGGTAGTTACATTAGAACAAGATCCAGTAACAGGTGATCTTATCCTTCCTATTCCAACCGATCTTTTATCTCAAATGGGATGGATAGAAGGTACAGAATTGTTTTGGATTGATAATGAAGATGGTACTTATAGTTTGAAGGAAAAGAAAAATGGAACTAGTAAAGAGCAACAATCCAATACTGACATCAACGTGTCAATCGTTCAACTTTCAGGATCCTCCGTTTGATCCGATTGAGTTTTCAAAAGAATTAATTAAATTTATGTATGACTCAAATGGTATTGGACTTGCTGCTAATCAAGTAGGTGTTACATATCGTATTTTTGCTATGCGTGGTCAGCCAGAAAATTTTGTTTGTTTTAATCCTAAGATTATCCATTTGTCTGAAACACAAATAGTTCTAGAAGAAGGATGCTTGACTTTTCCTAACTTACTTGTTAAAGTTAAGCGTCCACAACATATTAGAATACGTTTTCAGACTCCAAATGGAGATACTCTTACTAAACAATTTACTGGTATAACTGCTCGTATAGTTCAACATGAAATAGACCATTTAAACGGAATACTTTATTTTAATAGAGCTAACCGTTATCATAAAGAAGTAGCAATGAAAAAGTGGAAAAGTGGAGAACTTTCCACTATTAAAATTAATCCTCTTGGAGAATATCGTGAACATCTTTTACGTCAGTCATGACCCCGTAGAAGCAGCCCAATGGCTAGTAGATAAGCATGTTGTAAAAATGATTCTTGAAAGCGCTCAGTTACTTTCAACTGCCCATAGAGTTCTTGACGGTGTTGAATATGAAGGTAAATCTAAAACTGGTCGTAAGAAAAAAATATGGATGCTACAAGATCAACGTGAGACAATTATGTATGCTGCTACGCATATCAACCATCCATCTGCTGTTTGGTGTCGTACTTCTGTAGAAAATTATAATTGGCTTGTAGAACACTTTTTTGCTCTAATGTGCGAATATACTAATCGTTACGGCAAAACGCATAAGTGTTATGGTGAACTTTCATACCAGCTCCAATCTCCTCCACATAAATTAAAAGAATGGGAATGGACAAAAATGCCATCAGCAATGGATCAACAATATATTATTTCTGAAGATCCGATAATTAATTATCGTAATTACTACCGCGAAGGTAAAGTAAAACTTCACAAATGGACTAACAGACAACCTCCGGAGTGGATCAATGAATAAGTGGGAATTAGATTGTCTTATGGGAGTTAAACAGCAATGAGTTATTTTACAGACGTACAAGACTTTCATCGAGCGTTCGGACAACGTATTGGCGAGAAGCCAGAACTTCCTAATGAGGATGAACGTGAGCTTAGGGTTAAACTGCTTAGAGAAGAATTTCGTGAATATTTGGATGGTGAATCTTTCAATGATCTTGTTGAAGTCGCTGATGCACTCGCTGATATTATTTACATCGCTTGTGGTACTGCCGTTTCTTATGGCATTCCTTTGGACGATGTTTTTGCTGAAGTTCATAGAAGTAATATGGCAAAACTTGTTGATGGCAAGGTAATCCGTCGTGAGGATGGCAAGATCCAAAAACCAGAAGGTTGGACTGCACCTGACATTAAAAAGATCTTGACAAAAGCACAAGAAGACTATACACTTAAAATTACACAAATTACTTTGTGATATCAAACTTACTCTAGGAGGCAAGAGATGGCAAAATATTATTCTACTAAGACCTACGGTACTGACCGTGGGTTAAGCTGCTGTTTCCGACAGTGGCGTGCAACTCATTCGCACTGCTCTACATTGCATGGTTATTCCCTCGGGATCAAGTTAATCTTTGAGAGTGAAGAGCTTGATGATCGTAACTGGGTTATGGATTTTGGTGGGTTGAAGCATTTTAAGGATTGGGCAGATGAGATGTTTGATCATACTCTTGTAATTGCTAAAGATGATCCTCATATTGATACATTCCTTGCGCTTAATGATATTGGTGGTGGATATATGGATAACGGTGTCTGCGACCTCGTTGTCGTTGAAGGTGTTGGTTGCGAGATGTTTGCTAAAATGTGTTATGATCAGATGAATAAGATTCTAATTGCATTTAAGCTTGGAGGGAATGGTAGATATCCTGTTGGAAGGAGTGTAAGATTGAAGAGCGCAGAAGTATTCGAACATGCAGGTAATTCTGCTATCTATGAGGGTTAATTATGTCTAAAATTAAAGTAGCAGAACTATTTTACTCGCTTCAAGGTGAAGGTCAGTATCTTGGAACACCCAGCGTATTTCTTCGTGTATTTGGCTGTAATTTTCAGTGTGCTGGTTTTGGAATGCCTAGGGGCGAACTCTCACAAGAGAGAATGGCTATTGATCCTACTAATTTTGAGTCTTACAATAGTTTGCCTCTTGTTCACACTGGATGTGATTCATATGCTTCTTGGGATCCGAGATTTAAACATCTCTCTTCAATGAGATCAATTGACTATATTGTAGACATGATGCAGGAATTGCTTCCTAATGGAACATTTGGTCCAGATAAGCATCTTATTATTACTGGAGGCGAACCTCTTCTTGGATGGCAACGTTCATATATTGATTTGTTTGAAGAAATTAAACGTAGAGATATGAACCTTACTCACGTTACATTTGAGACAAATGGTACTCAACCATTACACAATGATATTAAAGAATACATCGAAAATAATTGGATTGATATTACATTTTCTGTATCGTCAAAACTTCCTTCTTCTGGTGAAAAATGGGAAAATGCTATTAAGCCCGATATTATCGGAGAGTATATGTATTACAGCAATTTGACTTATTTCAAATGGGTTGTATCTTCTGAAGAAGATATTATTGACATTAACAAAGCAATTATGTATTATAATTCAGTAATTAATACTAATAATACACCTATCTATATTATGCCAGCTGGCGGCACTACAAAGATATACGATAATAATGAAAAGTGGGTGGCTGATATGTGTATGAAGAATGGTTGGAGATATACTCCTCGTCTTCAAGTTCAGCTTTGGAAAAATGCGTGGGGAACTTGAAATGAAACAACTTGAATATGTTGCTAGTGGTACATCGCATACTAGAATTCTAGCAAGTGCTGTAATGGAGTCGCCAGAGACTATTGACCTTATTAATAGTTACTTTACTAGCTTAAATGGTAAAAATAATCATAAATTTTCTCTATTGTTTAATGCTTTTACTGAAAAAGATTTTGGTGCTAAATTTAAGCAACATTATACTAAGAGTTTGTATACTGTACACGCTGACTCTGGCGGACTACAGATTATTACTCAAGGTAAAACAATTACACCTGAATTGAAAGACGATGTTTATAGAACACAAGCAAAATATTCAGATATTGCTATGTGTTTTGATCAAATTCCAATTGGTGTTGTTAGTGAAAAATCTGATCGTAATGATACAACTGGTAGATATTTCGATAAAAATAACCTTGAGTTTTACTCCAGAGAAACTGGAAAAAACATAAAACGCCAAATAGAATTGTTTTTAGAAGAAAAATCTTCATCAAAACCAATGATCATTGCACAAGGTAATGATTATGAATCTTATATGTATTGGGTTGAATATATTCTAAAAGAATTGCCACCATCATATTTGCCATATATTGGTGGTATTGCTATGGGTGGTGCTGCTCTTGGTACTGGTGCTCTAGAAGATATGGAACGTGCGGCGTATTCAACTAATCTTCCTTTCCAAATGGAAGAACCATATATACATATTCTTGGTGTAGGTTCAATTAGAAGATTGCTTCCATAT